GTGTCGGTGCGCTCACAAAAAACCGCCCCCCTTTGCTTAAATTGCATCGTTTACACGCTGCTACGAGATTATCATCCTGATCAGTGCCACCAGCCTTGCGTGGGATGATGTGATCCACAGTCGTAGCTTCTTCGATGCCACAATACTGGCAGACATAACCATCACGCTTTAAGACACGCTTTCGTATCTGTCTCCATAGGTAGGTGCTACCGGTATCAGTCAGTGCGCTCTTACGCATTAGTGCCAGCCATACTTCTGCCAATGACGATAAGCCTTACACGCGTTGGGATACTGACCATCTCTTCCATAGCGATGTGCTATGTATGTAAGCGAGTAGTCTATCTGTCTATAAGCTGGTAGGTCTTTGACGATCTTGTTATTTAACTGACCTATTCCGTAATGAGTACCATTGCGAGCTTTGACTCGCCAATTACTCTCTCTTATGAAGAGCTTGTTTATACAGTTAAATTGGGTTTTAGATAGTTGTGCTTGTGTGTATCTCTTTGCATCCATGTGCGGCAAGACTGCATCCGCAGTCGATGCCGCTACCAATGCGTTTAAGCATAGAGAGAGCCCAATAGCTCGTAGCAACGAACTCGCGAGCAATCCGCTGAAGCGGCTCGCGTTCGGGCTTTCAGGAGCCCGTCGCTTGCTAGAGCGTACCGCCTCTGTCAAGTGTTTCGTAATTCCACGCATGATCTTGGGCGTGTCTTTCGTAATTACTAGTGATCTCTTCCAATGTTCGAACAGATTGAGCAGACTCGATTTGGTACTGTCCATGCGCCACATCCTTTACATCTGGCAATTTCTGTGCTTGCAAATCCAGCCGATCTAAGCAGATCAACCGCATCTTTCAAGTTCATCATTACGCCATAGTCTTCTGGGTTTTCGCCTTGTCCATTGAATCGCATAACCACGATTGATTTGGCTCCATTTGCCCGAGCCTTAGATTGATCCAGCCATGCCTTTGGGCTGAATGCTGTTCGTGCCTTAACTTCGACATCAAATGGCACATTTAACACATCTGAGCCAGAGCGACCAGCCCCCGCTGAGACCGCTCCGACCCAGAATTGTGATAGATAGTCCGCAACGAGCTTTTGAGTTCTCATCCCTCGATGCTTCCTATGTTGGCTAACCATTACGGGTGTGACACTTTTCGCATAGCCATAGATAGTTAATGGTACTCTCAGCATCCTTCACCATGCGACCGCCCTTAAATGGCTTAGGCTCATTGCATAGATCACAGATTGAATAAACAGTGCCTACTGGCTCTGGATACTCGCCGAAGACCACTGAATTGCCGTCGCTATCGACGATTTCTAGCCAGCCCATTACTGTGCCTTTACCTGCTGTGGTCGCCAATTGCCAAGCGCATCTAAATCCATCCACACTGGTGGACACTGCTCAGCTCGTGGAGCGACACAGACGAAACCATGATAAGGCTTGCCAGTCTTTGCGTTCGTGCCGGACTTCTCAATCATCAGGCCATGCTTACACTTGTGAGCTACTGGCTGCTTAACCTCGGTCGCGTTTAACTGCTCTTTGATCTGTTCAATGCCAAGATTTGCTGGGATCGGCTCGGTAGTCCAGACATCATCTTGTTTTGGATTGTCCTTAGCAGTCACTCGCATGACTTTGCTCATCTCTTCGCGGCTAGGTCGCTTTCCATGAGTCGCATAATTCGCATTTGCAAGCGCTCGACCGATCGCAGAAGTCTCGCAATTCTCCAGAGCAGAAGTCGAATTGACACCCCGATCACTAATAACCTCATACGCATGACCAGAAGTCCACGCTTTTGCGTCCGCTTCTGTTCGGTAGATGCGAGCCAGCACAATGAATCGGCTAGTTGAAGCTTCGAGAAGCTCCGTCTCGATCCTGCCATCTGGGTGTTCCTTCCAAAACTTAGTAAGTCTTTCTTCAACGGTCTCATAATCCTCCAACTTGAACATTATTTCGTCGTCCCAGACCATCTCTTGATGATTTGGATTCCAGTGAAAGATGTAGAACTTCATCAGTAGATCACGATTTCGTGTATCGATTGAAGCCCCACAACCACATTCAGTTCTTGTCTTGAAGAGGTTAAACATCTAAAACCTGCTTTCCAAGTGAGTAATCCATCTGTTCATCAAGTGACCAGAATGAACCATCTTTCATAGTTGATACTTCAATTGCACAGTCATTGCAGTAGTAGCGCGTGCGACCCTTGCGTTCGGCAGTCTCAGATGTGCAGAGCCAGAATGCTGGCTTTTGAGCACGATCTGTCCAAGTGCCGTCTTTATTCTTGCCCCATCTGGCTTTGCAGTAATCGCACCAGCGTGAAGGATCGAGATTCCTAGTAACTGTCAAGGTCATCCCAATCAGTCGTACCGATTTGCCCTGCGATGGCAATGTATGCAGCTCCATCGACATAACTATCCCTGTGATTTGGAGAGTCGATTGACCTTGCGATCTTGACCAGAGCCATGCAGACCGCGACTTGATGCGGCTCGATGTGCCGTTCCAAGTATGCACTCCAGAGTTTTGCAATCCGTAAGTGATTGAGTGCTGGAGATTGGTAAATGCCCTCTCGATCGATGATGGTGTCTCTAGCTTCATAGAGGATGTCATCAGCCTTCACGACTCACCTTTGAGATGGCTCGACCAGTTCGATAACCTTCTCGTTTCCCATCCTTGAATCCGCTGCCATAACTAATTGTTGAAGATGTGAACCAGACTAATCCGATCCAGATCCAGAAGTGCCACATGTTCATTTGATTACGCTCCCGTATGTATCAATGAAATACGCCTCGATCATCTCTTGCGATAACCGACCGCGAAGCTGAGACTTTCCCATGCGCTCCCTCGCGAATTTTCTGATTAGGGCTGCCTTGACATAATGAGTGCCATCGGTGTAAGCCCCGGACTGCTGATCGAACTTAATTGCCATGCCCGACATACTCCCTACTTCTGAAAACTGGGTATTCGCACTTACAGTTCTTGGTGCCAAGACCACAGTTCAGGCATACGATTAAGATAATTGCCATTTCCTGCCCCCGATCTAGTAATCAATTGCGATTACTGGTATCAGCGTCGCACTTTAATTGCATTTGCACAACACCAATGTCGGCGTGTCGTCAATTTAATTGCAATTAGGCGTACAGTTTTCCACAGGCTACGAAGGAGCCATCCTTGTTAATTGGAATTAGGGTAGGCGTCAACTGTTTTCCGTTGGTTTCTAGGATGGCGATACCCATCTGCCAATTAGCCACTCCAGAGCGTAAATAAGACGCCTTCCCCTTCGCCATGAGGTTTCCTACCTCAATGCCGTATAAAGGTCTGTAATGGCTTCCTATGCCCTCTGAGAAGGCACTCATGCCAAGCCTATGAGTATGCCCACAAATGACTGATTTGCCAATTTTCTTGGCTAGGTTTAAGGCTGTGACTCCAGCGTTCGGATTGATGTTCCCTTCATCGCCATGAGCCAGAATCCAGTTAGGCTCGAATTCATAGAGCTTCTTATGGTAGGTAATGCCCATAGTCTCGAAATCCATGAATCTGGCGTATTGAAGCTCTGGTAGATCAATAAGTCCGGGGACTTTGAGAAGGCTGTTGTAAAGGCGATCAGTATGGTTTGACCTAATGATGTGAGCTTCTTTCGAGTGCTCAGTTAAATTCCAGAGAATCTCTTGGGTGGTAGTCCGATCTTGATGAATGGTCTGTTCGTAGGCTAGGGGTGTTTTCTCAGCCCATCGAGAAATAGTCTGAAAATCGATCTCATCCCCAACGCACAAGACAGAATCAAATCGCTCCTTGCGTGCGAGTTTGATGACATTTGCGACGGCTTGTTCATGATGGTAAGGAATCTGTAAATCACTGATTACCAGATAACGCTTAATTTAGTCCTCGATGTCGTCGAAATCATCGCCCACTGGCTCTAAGCCAGGAAACAGCCAATCTGGAAGCGGCGACTTTGCTTCCGCGAACCACAGCGCATCAGACCGAGATAAACCAGCATTTACTAATGACTGGATCAGCTCTTCAACAGCAAATGCCCACTCTTCTAACGGAGTAGGAAAATCGATCTCCTTTTGCTTAGGAGTTGCTTTCGCTGCTGGCTTTTTGCGTGGTGTTGGCATGGACGAATTCTACCTCTCTTGGAGTAATCTCATCATTTCATCTTGGCGTGTCTCGATTCTTGCTAAACGATCTGCAAGAGACGAACCACTGTTAGGAGTCAATGTCCAGAGCCAGCCTTTGACTAACCAGCGAAGCCCTGCGAGCACTGTGCCTATTGTAGCGGCTAAGGCTGCGAAGAACGCAGACCACTCCAGCGGACTCACTTTTTCTTTGGGTTGCCACCTGCAAGTAGTAATGAAACTACGCAGGAGAGCATGACTCGATAGTCGAGATCGAAATTTGTAGCTTGCCAAGTAACGAGAAATCCCGTAGCAGCCATAGCCACTTGTTTTCCAGTGAGTTTCATTGCTCTCCTTAGTATTTTGGGTGAATTACAGATCGAACGAATTCTGCTAAACGGATGCGCTCATAGACGCCGTCTCCGTTAATGCGAGAAGCGTCTCCAGTGTTTCCTTCAACAGTTTTAATGGTTTTGGTCTTTGGGTCGTAATCCTCGATGGCGATCCCGATGTGTTCTGCCTTGCCAGCCTTGTGAAAGTCGAAGAGAACTAGATCGCCCTTCTTGGTGAGAACTGGGTTGACGATTAAGCCCTTTTCTTTGCCCCACTTTTCCATTTCAATGCAGGAGGCAGTGCGCTTAACGCGATTGGCTACACCAGCCTTATCGAGTACCCAACAGCAGAAAATGGCACACCAGGGTTGATTATTTAACTTGAACCATTCTCCGTATTTGTTAGAGTTATTCGCGCCTTCCTTATAGCCGACTTCTTTTCGAGCAAGGAGCACGATCTGATCGATCGCGCCAGCCATTAGCTCAGTAAGAGTTTGGCTTCGTCGGCAGTAATGCCTAAACGATCAAGAATTTCTGCTTTTTTCTTGGCATCACTAGCTTCTTGTGCGATTTCTTCTTTTTCAAGAAGTTTTATCGTATCGTTGATTTCCTTTTGAGTAGGAGCATCACCTTCAAGAACATCCCAGACAATTGTGGAATAGTCCTCATCTTTGTAAGAGAATTCGGCTCCAGGCTTTAGTCGATGAATTGCGTCTGCGATTCTTTTCATTATGCACCGATTTCCAAGAGAGTGATAGTCGATGGAGCACTGCCGTATTGCCAAGTCGATGTTCCTCCGCTTGTGGTCGCATCGACTGCGCCTTGCACTTTATAAGTCAGCGCAGATGTGCTGGAAGGAGAATCTAAATAGCTGAGTGAACCAGTTGAAACTTTACGAGACCTACCACCACCGGTGTAAATGGCTGACAATTTATAAGTTCCATAGTCAAGAATAGTTGTCGAACCACGAAGCAATTTTGCTCCTATGTAATGTTCAATGGTATTTCGATCCATGTCAGCATTCCAAGTTACTAAAACTAGAATCTTGGAAGTCGTTGCGGATGGAGTAATTGTGGCTGTGATTGTGGTATCAGTTAAAGTAGTTGTGGCAATGGTGGTGGCAGTGGTAGTAGTTGCCGAAACCACTTGAAGGACTTTGCCACCACTAGCTGGGGTTGCCCATACTGGAGCACCACCTGAAACTGTGAGAACCTGACCAGATGTTCCGATTCCTAAACGGGCATAAGTTCCAGAGCCAGTGCCTTTAATAAGATCGCCAGCAGTTGTAATTGTTGTCGCCATGTCATTTGTAATCGTTACAGCACCAGAAGTACCGCCGCCTGAGATACCAGTGCCAGCAGTTACAGCTGTGATGTCTCCCTGATCGTTGGCAATCCAAGTAAATGCCATGTCGGTGTTACTGGTCTTGCTAAGAATCTGACCAGTCGTGCCGCCTTTGAGATAGACCAGAGAAGTGTCGATCGATGAGCCAAGAGTACGGATCGCCGAAGCGCCGTTCTTGACGAGATCAGTATCGTCTGGTGTTGCCCATCCGAAGTTTGTCGTTGTTGCCATTAATTAACCGCTCCGATCGCTGTCTGCCATGTCAAGGTGGTAAGTAAGGTATTCCAAGCCTCGCTGGCAGAAACCTGCCCCCATTGTACCGCGACTTGGCTAAATTCTGTTGGTGATGCATTGAGTGTTAAAACGAGATCATTCTTCGATGCCCTGATCGTCCAGCCTTCGACATACCCCTCGAACTGACCATCATTAATGTTGAGAGGGAGATTGGTGATGCGGATAGGCATACCCATGAAGATACCCAGCAGCTTGTCGCGAAGGGTATCGTCAATCTCTGGATTAGTGATTGGGAAAGTGATCGAATCGAAGATTGGTCGTGGATAAGAGCGCAAGGCTAGGCGACGATCTGCTACTGCCTGAGCATCGGTCGCCCCATGAAGGTAGGAATTGATGTTTTCGGCGACTCGTCCATACTTGGCGATTGATGCAGTATCTGTCGCATAAACATGGCTATTGAAATTATTTGCGTAATTTAGCGTAATGTCGTTGCGAATGTAGCCAGAGCGAGTAAGAGTGCGAACACCAGCCCCTAGAGCGTAATTACCATTGAGGACTGTATAGCCATTTGCTGCAAGATAGTTCTGGCGATGGACTGCATCTGCGTAGCCTAAGCGACCTTGATTGTCTTCATAAATGTATCCGAGCCCGCTGGTAGCGATGTCCGCCACGATGCTATACATGTCGATCGGAGAAGCTGAGCGAGACTCCATTGTGTATTGTCCGGGCGTATCGACCTCGCCAAGACCGACATTCTCAGCACTAGCCCAAGTAGTCGTGGCTGTATAACCGCTCCATTGAGTCGATGCTGAAACCTCTGACCAGTTATTGAGAAGAAGATCGCTTAGAATCGTGTAAATCTGTGAACCTTCTGTGGTTTGTGTCAGTGATCCAGTCCAATAGGTGTTGCGAAGTTTTGCCAGTGCTCCAAGAGCTGTAATTTGAGCAGTGGTGACAGTACCGCGAGCACCCGAGTCGCGAATCCCCACTGCGAAGTCTGTGATCCATCCGCCGTAGAGTGGTACATAAGTTCCAGAAGTATTCTTCACCTCGATTGTGATCGATGTGCCGACATCGAAGTTATAAGCCGCATTTGTGGTATTGACTAATTCGACATAACAATAACCTGCAGCAGCTTGGGCATAGATGTCAGTTCGACCCGAAGTGATAGTCAAATTGGATAGCGTTGAACTGGTGTAGTTCACACCACCAATGAGAATTCTATAAACGGGATCGAATGTGCTCATTTAGAAGGCAAGCCCCGGAATTCCAAGATAGTTGATTCCAGTACCGCCACGAGTAGATGAGTCGCCAAGGACACTGCTGATGGCTCGTGCTGTGCCTTCTGGATCGATTGCTCCTGAGACATAAAGGTTGTATGTGTTAGCCACTGGAGCAGTCGCGTTAGCGATGATCTGAGCGGCAGTCATCCCGCTGGTGGTTTGGCTTTGTAAGCTTGTGGCTGCTGTTGTGCCAGATTGTTGAGCTGTTGCAACGCCAGATGTCGAGTAAGTTGGAAGCGATGCGATAGCCGCGTTAGTAGCGCTAGTAACTGCATTGGTAGTTGAGCCGCTCGATGGATAAGGATTACCGATGTATCCCTGACCGCTTGGCAACGATGTCATTGGATTTGCTATGTAAGCAATGTCCTTGCCTGGCTTTACTAAATTGATAAACTTAATGGCTTGATTAGCTAGTTCAACGACCAACCCGATCGTCTCTTTGACGAAAGTGATAAATCCACCAATGATCCCAGCAGTAATGCGAATAGCATTTCCAAATGATTCCGCGCCCTTTTGGCTATCATCAAGAGCGGCTTTTAATCCGTCATTCCCAGTAAGACCAGCAATAAAGGCATTGAGAATCGGAATTCCTTTAGTGTTGAGATAACTAATAAACTTTTCAACATAAGGAAGTAAAGCGTAACCTAGACTTTCTTTTGCTTCGTCAAAACCTTGCTTTAGACGATCGATCTTGCCCTGAAATGTCTCAGCGTTACGAGCTGCTGCTCCACCATAGAGATCGGCGAGAGCTTGTGTGGTCTGGGTAAAATTCATTGCCTTTAGATCGGCAGCTGAAAGACCGATACCTAAGCGAGCGAGTTTGGTGTCTTGCCCTTCATAGGCTTTTGCCAATGCTTCTGTGACTGACGCTAAATCTTTGCCGCTGCCTTTTGACACATCGAGTGCCAAATTAAGGAGTGCCTGAGATTTCTGAACATCTTTTGTCGAGACTGACAGGCGCTGCATAGACTCGCGAAGATCATTATCAGAGACGCCTGTAGCCAGTTGCATCTTTGTGATGTAATCCTCGGTAGACGCGATCTGAGCGTCTGTAGCCCCTGTGGCGGCTTTAAGAGCGCTAGATAGACGCAGTTGTGCCTGTTCGTCTTCTAAGGCTGCTTTAACGCCTTCTATGGCTAATTTGCTGGCATAGGCGGCAGCGGCAGCGGCGGCAACCGCAAATGCAGCAGCAGCGGCTTTGCCGAAGCCTTCTAGTTTGGCTCCGAATCCCTCGACTTCATTCGAGCCTTCATTGAGCTTCTTTTTTAGATCATCGACATCGGCAAGGATCGAGAGTTTAAGCGTTCTACTGCCAGCCATTATTCGTACTCCTTCAGAATCCTGCTAAATGCTTCTTCCCATTGTCTCACTAATTCAGGCTGAATCTGGCGAAGCGTTGGGTAAACGAAATAGCCTGCGTTACCTCGTCCGCTATTTGGAGTGCGGCGTGGGAATTGCTTAAAACGATTAGAACCAAATTCAAGACCGGCCCAGAGGATTTGAGTCGTTCCACCACCTGAAAATCTTTGCGTGGCGAATCCATAACTAAATTCACCCACTTTAGATGACTTGGATACTCGAACGCCATCAGCGACGCGGCGCACAGCTTTACCCGAAACAGTACGAAATGCGGCAGCTTCTTTAATCTTGCCAGCAGCGAAGTCAGCCAATGCAGAAGATTCACGCTTGGCTTCATCTGTTGCCTGAGTTTCCATCGCCTTGAATGCGCGGATAATAGAACGCAATTCTGCGCGATCATAAGCGATCGTCTCAGTTGCCATTGCGCTCCTTTAGTATTTCAATCGCAGTAAGAACATCCTCTGCTTCGATCCAGTATTCCATCGGAATTCCTGTCTCGATTGCTAATTGGACTAGGAGTCGGCTGATACTTCCTGCGGCGTGGCTTTTGGGTCGGATTCACCGACTGTCACTTCTGCGACTGTCTCTTGCCAGACCTCGAAAGATCGAACTGGCTTACCTGCGGCTTCACGCTTCATTGCGTTATAGCCCAAGAACATCAGATCCCAGATTCCGATTTTATCGTTAGCCTGTGAAATGGTGTTACCAGTTGCCTTCTCCCATTTAGCCCATTCAGGTGGGCAAGCCACATAAGTGGCTGCCTCACCGTCCTGGTATGTAATTGTGATTGGTAGTTTCATCTTTGCTCCCGTTGGTTAAGTTAAGAGATGGTTAGTGTTGGTGTGTTCACTACTTGGAATGAGAGAGTGATGCTTTGTGCATCTGCTCCAGTTCCATTTACATCTGGGAAGACTGGATAAACAGTGCCAGAAAACACTGCGCCCGTTGCTGCTGTGAGGCTGAATGCAAGGGCTGTGTTAGGTGCTGAGTTAGCAGCAGTCCACATTGCTTCGCAAAGTGAAGTTGCTGCACCTACCGAAGCACCCCAGTCAGCGAGCATTGTTACAGTGAGAGTCCAGTTGTCGTCTGTGTGCTTGTATGCCTTGCCATCGATCGTCTGATAAGTGACGAGAGTTGGAGCATTTACTAAGGTTACGCTGGTTGCCTGAGCATCGTAGGTCTTTGAGTCGATAGTCAGAGCAAGATCGCGACCTGTAATTACTGTGGTTGCCATTTGATCTCCTAGTTTGTTTGGGTGTAGATGGTGCTCACGCGGATGTCAGCGACCAGCAAATTGGTTGCTCCTACTTGGGTAACTGTTGGTCTTTCGACCACTCCGATTTCATAACCCGCTGGAATAACCGCAAGAATCGAAAGGATTAGCTTCTCTAGGTTATCCAACGAGCCCGGATTTGAGTTATAGGCTACGCAAGCAGAAATGGTTAAATTAATTGTGCACTTAATTGAGCTCTTATTGATGAGCTGCATTTCCAAGTAAGGAGAATCGGGAATGATGACTACTGCTGGCGGGATGATTGCTTCTGGCACATGGTTATACACATTGCCAGCAACAGAAGCTAGAGCAGTTGCTAAAACTGAACGGACATTATCTTGAATAGAGGATGCGGTCATTGAGCGATACTTTCAACATCGATGACGCTACCGAGAAGCCCTGAAACTCGATTAAATAAAGATCGACCCATGCGATAAGGAGTCGGAGCAAAGTCCACGCCTTCAATCTGACCGCCAGGAGCTACGCGACTCTGAAAAACTTCTACTGATACTGCCAAGACTGCTGACTCGACTGCTGAATTTCCCACATAGGTGGATGCGCTCGTCAGGGTTGCGCTCCCAGCAGGAATCACATTTTTTTCTAAAACATCCGCATTAGTGATGTTTGCAGTGAATGTGTATTCGTAAACATCGGCATTGACTGTTCGAGTGCCGTTAAAAGGTGTGCCACATCCAGCGATAACTACTGATTGACCCTCAGTGAATGGGTGGATTGTGGAAGTTGTGAAAGTTGCAACATTGGAAACCAGCGAAACCTTAACGATTGGCTCACTGAAAGTTGTGAGCATTGGAAGAATAACAGTTTCGGCTGTGTCAATGATGTCATTGAGAACTGCGTCAGAATAAAGGGATGAGGAAACGCCCAAGACTGTACGCAGCTCGGTGGCTGTAATAATCGTAGGCATTTGTTCTCCTA